AACATCAAAATTCAAAACCGGTTGAGCAAAATGGAATTCGACAAAAATAAATGTCGTTTTTCAATTTCCCTGAGGTACTTTGGAATTTGATGTTTTTTTGGGAGGTGGGAACTCTGTCCCACAATTTTGACAATATCATAAGTTATATTATATTGATTTAGTGTAATAACATGTCTTCATCATTTACCGAAGATGTATTGCTTGCGGGAATCTCCGAAAACAATACATTTTTTACAACCTATGGTGCGGTGATGCCATTTATCAACGAGATACTTAACCTTTTAACCATCACAGTTTTCAAGCCTCATTTTCAGGTTGAAGTGTACCCACACGATCCACACACGGTTAAAGCCCATCTCAGAAAGGCAATTATCGATACGCTTGCAATCACAGGCATAGTGGCGAACATGGCGTATAACGGAGACAATTCCGCCAAAAGTACTAATATGGTACGAGGGTCGTTGTACGCGTTTTTCAGTTTTTTGATTCCTAATGTATTCATGTCAAGGGTTCTCACCTTTAAATCGATGACTACAAACCTGATTGCTGGAGCAATATTCATTCTTTGCCTTGATCTGTCTGTCCGAACAGCGACCTACTACTATGATAAATACTATGCAGATCCTAAAAATGATATACGTAACAGTGAGCGGGTTATTAGCAATAAATATAGCTCTTAATTTACAGCGTATATTATTATATATCTTTAATACATAACCATATGACTGACCTAGTCACAAACGCGTACGGAAAAACCGACGCGTTCGGAAAGGGAAACTTGGCCAACATTATAGATGGTGGCGCCAGTTCCGTAAATCTTAAGGCGTTTTATAAATCCCACTACAAGATGACTGATTCTGAATGGATATCATTGTTTGGTCACAACAACCCCATATACAATAATAATAATAATAATAATAATACGGTATTTAGTTCGGTTGGTTCTATGCTCAACCAAACCACCATTAAGACTGATAATATCGATTTATTCACTGCCGAGATTATGTTACAAGTCATGAAAAAGTTAGAGAAAGCAATCCAAACTACTAGTATCGTACATACTCAATATAAAGCTTTAGAAGATTCCCTCTATACAAATGACAGTTTGCGGATAAAGATGTACCATATGTTAAATATGACCTCTTATGGAATACCCCAGACAAACCTATTTAATGAGTATGTCATCAACCAGATATTATCCACCCGTATAAAGCGACGATATGTTATCATTGAGGATGACGGAGCGGATTCTTTTACAATGGATGAGATTGAAATATTCGATCATGAAAAGAAGAAGATATTGGTAAATGAATCTCAAATTACCACAAGTTCAATCCAATCAAGTATTTATGATCGTGGTCGATTGGTAGATAATAAGATACCTGGTTCATACCTGGAGGTTTGGCACTCGAAATATCAGGATACTGGAAGAAATAGTTTAGTGCCGTACAGTGACCGTCTGAAACATCATATCATTATTGATTTAGGCTCATCTAAGGATATTGGAAAGATCATCCTACATTCTAGAAATATAGCTAATAATTATGAGTCAGATAATCACTTCGTATATTTAACAGACCATCTGTACTGGAGCCAGACGCTGGCACTACCCTATTGTGTCGTTAACCGTCGTAATAGTTCTTTTTCTAACATGTCTAATCTGCAACCACAACCACAATGGATTTATGACCCAGATTATAAAGACGGTAGTGCCCCCTCAATCGGAAGCAATAATGAATGGCAATACCATCCTTCTGTACCAGATGGTTCCCAAGTTGTATTTACATATGTGTTTGATGGTCATCTGGATCCTGTATTTAAAAAATACGGAACGGGTGAATTCCGACTACATATGGACGCTGGCGATTTATTATTCGTCTATGTAAATGGTGAACGATATGGTCTTGAGAATAATTCACTCAGTCCTTTTACATACAATAACAGAAACGGACATGTTAGGACGATTCAAACCAGTTCGGATGTCAATCGATTTGATTTTGTGGTACAAAACACTGGAGGTTCGTCTGGATTAATTGCAACGGTGGATTATAAATTTCTGTATCCACCTCTTAAAAAGCATCGGTATGTATATGTTCAATTGGATGACCCTCTGGAGGCGGGCAAATGGGCGGAAATAAAGGTATTCGATGAGAATAATGCTCTATTAACCCCCATATCGGGTATGGTAGCCCCATTCGATGGAACGGGGGGATTACATCATGATGGTAATCTTTTGACATTCAGTGATACTGGTTCAATGGCTCTGGTGCAGGAGCATTCTGATACATACAACCAACTTGGTGAAGATTTTATTGGGGGGGGTAGCAGCAACATGGTTGGGAGGAGCGTGTCGATGAACGGCGACGGAACCATTGTTGCGATTGGATCACCCAAAACTGATTATGCTACCGGTCAAGTGCAGGTATATATTTGGGAAAATACGAATAATGCATGGAAACAACTCGGTGCAAATATCAAGGGAGACAACCAATGGCGTAGAGGTTATTTTGGGACAAGTGTATCATTAAGCAATGACGGAACCATTGTTGCTATTGGATCACCGGAGAATTCGAAAGGAGGAGGTAGAAGAACTGGTCAAGTGCAAATATATAAATATGAAAATAATACCTGGACACAATTCGGTGCAAATCTCAATGGGGTACAATGGTGGGACTATTATGGTGTGAGCGTATCGCTAAGTGGTGATGGAACCACTGTTGCTATTGGCGCACGGCCGTTTAGGACTCCTTCAAAATCGGGTCAAGTGCAAATATATAAATGGCAGTGGGGTGCTTGGACACAACTCGGTGCAAATATCAATGGAGAAAATAAGAATGATTATTCTTCGAAAATATCGCTAAGTGCTGACGGTACCGTTGTTGCTATTGGAGGATCAGGAAATGATGAAAATGGTGACAAATCTGGTTACACACGGATATATAAATATGAAAATAATACCTGGACACAACGCGGTGCAAATCTCAATGGGAAAAACGGCGAGCGTTCTGGGTATACCGTATCGCTAAGTGCTGACGGAACCGTTGTTGCTATTGGAGCACCCTTCACTGATGAAAATGGTGACAATTCTGGTTGCACACGGATATATAAATATGAAAATAATACCTGGACACAACATGGTTCAACTATCCATGGGGAAACGGAAAGAGAATATTCTGGGCGTAGCGTATCGCTAAGTGATGACGGAACCGTTGTTGCTATTGGAGCACCCAATAATGGTGGAAATGGTGACAATTCTGGTTGCACACGGATATATAAATACACGAATAACGACTGGATACAAAGCGGTGTAAATATCGATGGGAAAAAGGAATCCCGCCAGAATGGTTGGAGTGTATCTCTAAGTGGTGATGGAACCACTGTTGCTATTGGAGCACCCTATTATGGGCGTGGTCATGCTCGAGTATACAAAGTACAACAAATCCCAAACCTAGTACATAAAACCTTTCTAGAATCAACTAAGTTTGAGAGAAGTTCGACACAAGGTGCGTGGGCTATGGTTGATCTAGGTGATATACACACAATTTCTACGATTGAACTGCATGGTGCACCAGAACTGGACACCTCCACTTCTACGCCTCAGATCTCTTCGCATAAAGTATATTTGAAAGGGAGTGATGACACCAATTTCGAAATAATCCAACTGAAATCCGGTAATTCTTCGGTCGCGTCAGTGAGTACAATAAATGACACGGTAGTTGATACCGTCACCCAAACATCAACTACTATAAGTTATAAGCAAGCAGTTGCTACCTACAATATTTACAGTTCCATTTCGGCAGATACCTATGAATCAATGTATGCCACAAGCGAAATAAGTTCATTGAACTTGTGGGCTCGTGCGTCCGCAACAGGACCCAATAATGGCGCGGACAAGGTAGATGGATGGACGATGTCTCAGCGCCATCAAACCATGGTCGGTTCAGATACGATTCAATTACCAGCGATGAGCGCACTTCATATAGAAACAAGCGATAGAAAACATCGTCAGGCCATATATAATTTCCCTTCCTCGAACACGGATCATATTATCGATATGGGCGGAACTCCAGTATCGTTCACCGTTGAACATATCACCAAGTATCAGTATGTGATTGTTCAAATTGATACCGTAACTCATTCTCATTGGTCGGCAATCGAGGCATATGATGAAAATGATGAGTTGATAGAAGTCTCGAATAGCAGTCTGTCTTCAACTTATGGCACCGCCAACCCCTCCAGTTTACACCATGATGGTGACATGACCACGTTTTCTCATACCGGGAATGCTAATGCTACACTAAATGGAGTAAATAGAGGTCCATGGTCGATGATTAGATTGGCTAAGTTATCTACAATTACAGAAATCAGAGTTATTAGTAGAAATCTTGCTGGGGGGACTGATATTACTGAGCGTAGGGCCCCGTTTAGAGTATTCTTAACAGATACGTTCATTGACAACCAACTTGGTGTTGATACATTAGAGTTTTTATCACCCTCTCGAACCAGCGTTAGTAAGGTAGGTAATCAGTTTACCTATATACATAAGAACCTTCCAAAACGTTATTCAACTGATCTCTCTTGGGAGATTACACAGGATACGGATAACCAAATTGTTGCGTCTAGTGAACACATTAATCAATCTATATTACCACACGTCACGACAATTAATTTGGATGAAAAACACCTTGGGTATACGGGGTCATACACATTAACCATGCGAGACTCGTCTGCCGAATGGGATACACAATATCAGATGAAGGTAACCAGTAGGGATATACATGGTCAATCCACTGTAAGAAAAGTAACTCGACGAGACATTACCTCGCAACCTCTGGGTGGACAAAAAGTGGTACGAACGCATCTTTCAGGCGATACGACACCGATACGCCACTACTCTGCTGGTATGGGGTTGTCTCTTCAGAATGTTTATGAAAATAAATTAAAACATATAAAATATCTTCTAGAAGATAAGAGTCTAAAATATGAGGGGTCTCGTAATCATATCCTCAATATATATGATACCGCATTAGGAACTCCAATACGGGGGCATACACTTACCGATGCGCATTGGTGGCCTGCTGCGGGCGCATATAGTTATAACAATGTGGTTGGGAATTCTAGAGCGAGTGGCAGTATTGGTTCTGATATTCTAGCAAAAGACACAACAAATATGTTATTACACGACCTAATTGCAAATATATATGATATACACTTCAATGACGATACAGATTTTTCTATGTATGAACTGCAACCAAAAGATAATCCAACATATACAAAGTTTACAGATAACAAGATATTGTTTACATCGCGACTTGGCTACGCGACACGATACCAACTAGAGAATTTATCATATTATTTGAATGAAACTAGTGTCAGAAATGATATACCTCTATCACAATTTGCAAATGAGATGGCTGTTGAAATGCTACAAAACTCATCATTGAAATCGTTCTCCAGTGATGATACATCGCTGTCCCATCTACCAATGTCTTGCGGGTACGAGATCGTTACTGACAAAGATGATGCGACTAATGTATTGAATGTGCGTATATATGTGTCACATATTATTGACCATCCGTTTGAGGAAGGGAAGCAACTTGCTATATCCTCAGGGGTAAACTTATTTGATTTTGTGGATATAAAAAGGTTCAGTAAGGGTGTTTCTTCTTCTAACTTTATCACCTACTTAACAGAAACGATACGGACACTGAACAGCGACCCGTTCGCTAATTTCAACGAAACTGCGTATACCACATGGGAATATGGAACACCCGCAAAGTATGACAGTTTAAAATGTGTGTCATCTCCTACCGCATCCTACTGGGATGGCAATTTAATAAAAGATTGCCAACTAAAAGGATCAACTGAGGATGTTCCAAAGAGGATCTTTTTCATCCTTGATTATATAAATATGCATTATGCGGCGTTGTATAACAACCAGTATATCATTATCAATGACATAACTGGAATAGGAAAAGTAGTCAGTATTATAAGAATTACTATTGCGGACAATAATAAAATAACATTTCAGGTCAAAGATTCGCATATCGATTATCTGTTCCCAATCGCGAACGTGAATGCAGATATGGTAGTGAATGGTGAGTTACAAGTTGCAAACTATAAAGGAGAGGTGCTTTTGCATGTAGATCCGGTGACGGATAAATCGATGTTGATGGGAAAACTGGGCATTAATCAGGAGATGCACGATATAACCGCCATGCTTGATATTGACAATTTATCCAATAAAAACCTGTTGTATTTCACGAACCGATTTATGCCTCTAATATTAGATTCAGTCACAAAGATGGATACGTTTATTACGTATAATCCATATAACGACAACCCGAGTACAAAGATTGATAAAACCGCTGCGATATTGGATTTGAAGATGTATTCTTCTGTGCCCGCCGCCGTTGGACCGACGAGAGAATTACGGTTTGGAACCTTACAGGCAAGGGTTGAGTTACCTGTTCGAATATATACTGTTATCGCTGCGTATAGAACACTACATCACATCGATGACTTCACGGTAAAAATTAGGGTTCACTATGACCGGTGTTTCGGCCACCAAAAATCACTGGAAAAACGCTTAGACTATCATAACAATTTGTTGTCTAAAGCAAGAGAGAGAAAAGCAGCAGCAGCAGAACAAGAGAGGAGAGAGGCAGAGGAAATGTCGTTTTGGGCCAAACTTGCTGAGGCTGCTGTTACCATAGCTGTGAGTCTTTTACCTGGCGTAGGTTCGCTTATGGTGGATGTCATATTCGGGGCTACAGACTTTGATGTATCTGACTCTATTGAAGGTTTGGCCGATAATTCTAAGACAGAAGCATGGGAAGCACATATAAAACATCTCGAAGCCGATATTGCACAAAATGAGAAAGACCTTGCTGCAGCAACCACAAGAACAGATGAAGCATTTTCCAAAATAGCCCCAAATGCAGCGGCTCGAGCTGCACAACAAATTGTTGTAAATGATGCGATGGCTGTCATGCAGACTCAAGCAGGCCTTCTTGGATTAAGTGATTTGTACGATAGCCTAGTACTTTGGCAATCACGTCTCACCATAGCGATTCGAATCTACACAGTTCATGCATTGTATATTACAACCCAGGTAAATGCATGGATTAAAACGAAAGCCCCCGCTTATAAACAAGGTCCAGAGTGGGCATTTAATGATACTCTCGTCACTGCATCTGAAACTAATATTGATACGGCGATCAGCGAACTTAATACTACGTTTCTCAATGGTGCGAGGAATTATATATCCGATGCTGAGTATAACGTCATAAGCAGTGACGATGCCAATGAGGATAACCTTAATAATTACGTTAAATCAGAAGTTTCAATGTCTTTGACTGATTTCTTGACTATGTATCAAGATAACATGAGCGGTGTAGGAGAAAAAACTCGTGCAGTTATCACTGATATGAAAGATAAGCATTCCAACAACAACCGAACTGCTTCTTTTTTAAATACATATCTTGAAAACGCTCGAACAGAGGTAGATAGGATCAATAAAAATATCCGTAGCAATGAAACTATTGATGTGGAGAAATCAACAAAAAGGACGACCCTCACACTAGAGGACACAAGTCAAGAAGATTTTGCTATCTATCAAGAAGTACTCGACGCAAGGAGAGCCGAGCTTGGATTAGCAGAAAGGCGATTGAGGGCATTAAATTGGGTGCTTAAGGCATTTCCGGAGGGAGCATATAGTTCTAAAGGAGAAACTCTCCTTGTGGGGTATGAAACAGACTTTCAAAATAGTATGCCACATGGATGGGTATTGGACGGCAGTAATGAAGGCGCTATCGGTCTTGGAGATGTTGTGACCAACTATAATCCTCGCGGCCCTGCGAGGACACGGTTGAGGGAGTTCGCTGGTATTATTAGACCTATTGCGGAATCAGCGAAGGCTGAAACTGAAGCCAATATAGAACTTTTGAAACCACAAATCAATGAGGCTGAAAATAAACAATCTGGATTAATGGACAACCTCCAAGAATATACGTCATCACATGATTGGAATGTGGAAACACATAATCGTCTGAAGCATCTAGTTTCAGATATATATAGAATGTATTTGAGGCATGGAGCAACAATGAAGATTTCGGGACTAAATTACACATGTATTATACCAGTAACCACAAACTCTGACAACCTGACGTCTGCTATGTATATAAAGATTGTATTATCACTTGAAGATACAGACCAACCACAATTGTCTTTATCAGGTCGATTGTTAGACGTGACCGAATTCACTCGTGATCTGTCTTACAAAGAAACATTGATGCAATTAATGCAGGGGTTTTCATCAGGTTCTCAACTTGTGAATTATGGTTCTGTGTTGCTTGTTAAGCATATTGACGATTTCATGAAGGGTATAATTAACAATAGCGATAATGCACTTTTGTTATCTGATGTAATAAGGGAAGATGCTTTATTTATAAACCGATTTGGAAGCGAATCCTTATATTTGGTAATTGATAATATATCAAATTCAACAATTATTCAACATGAACGTTATGGTCACTGGAATGGCAAGGAAACTTCCTCTCTATTTTATCCAGATACAAATACACGAGTGTCGACTGCATATAAAACGATGAATGATACATTTATCACTAATTACGGGTTTGACCCATCTACAACAACTTTTGATAACCCCCTTCTTTCAAATATGTATATGGTGCCGCATAAATATGATGATGTTTGGAAATTAGCCATTGTGCGATATATAGTTATCGGCGAAACTCTGTATAGAGTTTCATGTGTTATTGACGTTGGTGACTATATTGACCAAAGTATTATCACGAAGGGAGACTCCACCTTTCATGGAGATTTCACGGTGAAATCATCGGATAACCGTGAAATTTTCCAAATAGATACATTGAACAATACCTCGGCTAACCTATATCCGTTGAGTATTGGTGCGCAACAACCCCGAACGATGTTGGATGTTCAAGATGCGTCGATAATGGATATTAACTATTTCATAACGAAAGTGTCCAAGGGAATGCGAGAATTAACTGCAGACTATGAACCTACTACAATAGTGTTGGAAAACACCGATAATTACAAGTATAAATATAGGTTTAATATGGGTACCAAAAAAGCAGAAGATACTATTGTTGTTTTTCATGAACTGTATCCTAATTGGAGTAATCAAACCTATAGCGAAATCATGGACGTTGATAAAGATCGCGCATCTATCATCAAAAACTCTATTCTGCCTGCATTGCAAAGGGTTATCGATACTACACTCTTTTATCCAGGGAGTATTTACCCCACACGGATCGAGTTTACCTCCGGTATGAAATATTCGGTTCATAAAATAGTGAATGTTATAAATCCTATTACAATTGCATCAAAATATTTTATGGCTGGTTCGTCCAACCTCTTGTATGGTTATGATGGATTTCTTTCAATAAGAAGCATCAATACTGGAGTTGGTTTTGAAATAGTTAATACGGACGGAGAAGAAAAACAAATCAACGTATACACTGTTAAAAGGATAACTGAGACTGTTTATGAAGTAATCCATGCAACTCGCCCTGGTCATAATGGAACGATATTTGAGTTTTTGTCAATTAATAACGGAGTATACACTGAGTTAAAAACCACCCCTCTGGCGGCGTCGAAGGGTATCGCCCTCTCCACCGCCACGGACGATGCAGTAGATATGGTAACTAATAAATATGTAGATGCTATTGGTCAAGGGTGGGATATCCAGATGTATGGTATCAATATAATTACCAACCCGAATGTAGAAAAATTATTCGATAACTTAGACGCAAGTATAGAGTTCATAAATTTTGTTCGATACAGAACCAATAATACGGGTGGTGGTCCGCTTGATATACCCCTCAATATTCAAGCGATAACAAATAAGTATAAATCCATAAGAAATGACGTATATAGATATGACCTGAAAAATGTAACGTCTGTGTTGGAACAGAAGGTTTCTCCTGCAGAGGTTTCGTTTATATACGAGATCGAAAAAAATAACAACGATAGGCCAATTGCTATATCCAAACTAACTAACAAAGAAGAACGCATCTACCATACCTCCTTTATTGTTGATTATACAAAGGATTATGATGGAGAGACTAACCGTCTTCCTGAAGGCGATTTTGGAATTATACCGTGTAGAGACAGCAACTACTATTACTATGCAATATTTTACAAATTAGTACAAACCACTACAGACACAACTCGTGATGAGTCCATTGCCGTCTTTTTCGTGAATATGACCAAAGATCATATAATCCCATCAATGTCCGTAGAGGGTGATCTGGCAGTCGCAGGAGAGCTGACGTTGTCTGGTTTGACAACGCGTCAAAATGCGGCATCCGTCTATTTGACGGTTGATCCTGAAAACCATTTTGTGGGTATTAATTCAAATGATCGATTTGCGAATTACAGTTTGAAACATACATCAGAGGCACTCGGCTCGATTTATGACACGTCTCAGCATCTGTATGTCAAAAACGATAGGTATCCGAATGCGACGTTTGCACGTATTGCGGAAATTACGGAACCAAGCACAAGCGAGAGGGACTACGATGCAACGAAGGATTATACCTTATTTGGAACGCATTCGGCTGCTACGATGCTTCGTAGCAGTGAGATATGGACATATAAACAGGCAATGGAACGCGCGGAACACTATACTACGAGTTTGGCCAATGTTAATACTACCGATTGGCAGAAGAAGAAGCGGTATGGAACAGATATAGCCTTTGAAGTAAAGGATGTATCCGGTGTAACAACTGAGCTTGGTCAAGTTCAAATGGTGATTGATTCCATCGATATAGCTGGAACACTGCATGCCGGGTTTGGAGTGCAGGTGGTTGATCGTACTCTTGGAACTATCTTCCCTCAGGCATTGAAGAACATCATGTATGTGAATAACGATAGCGAGCTCTTTGTAAAAGGAGTAATGCTAGGAGATAAAGTAATCAAGGTAAATCCAGCCAATGAAAACGAGCTATTATGGGGTGATAAAGAACTTGTATTTAAAGATCAATTAACTGAATTACAAGAACGTGTATCTGCACTTGAAACCTCGGCTGCCTAGTGGATTGTGGGTATATGATATAGATATTAATAATATACGACATATATTATTATATATATTCAATACATAACCATATGACTGATCTAGTCACAAACGCTTACGGCAACACCGATGTTTTTGGAAAAGGAAACTTATCTAAAATTTTAGAGAAAGCTGCTGACAATTATGGATCAAAAACTTTTTATAAAACTTATTGTAACATCAGGGATGCGGATTGGGTTAAGCTATTCGGAACTAATGTTATATACAATGATACTAATGACACGTTTAAGCCTATCGGATCATTATTAAACCAGACTACTATTAAGAACGATAATGTCGACTTAATTACTGCAGAGGTTGTGTTGAAAGTTATGGAAAAGTTAGAGAATGCAATACGAACTGTTAATACTTCACATAACATGTACCAAAAATTAATGAGTGAGCATATAAACAATAACGATGGTATCGGTTATATAATGTATCATGTATTAAACTTTAATACATATAGAGTACCTCAGGTAAACCTGTTTAATGAGTATATCCTCAACAAGATATTAGCTACGCGAATGAAACGTCGCTATGTTATTATTGAGGGATCTGCCAGTTATATAGCATTTAGTGAGATTCGCATATTCAATCATACAAGAGGTTATTATGACATCTCTGTAGATCAGGTAGATCAGGTAGATCAGGTTACCACCAGTTCGGTACATAACTATGGCATTGGGAACCAAGACCGACATAATTTAGTCGATAACATTGGTCCTGGTACCATTCATGAGTGCTGGCACAGCAAAGGCCCCGAAACAAAACTACCATCTCTTGTACCGTACAGCAATCAGAAAACACATCATGTTATTATTGATTTAGGCGAACCTAAAGATATTGGAGAGATTGAGATATGGTCTCGAAATCAATCAGGGGGTGCTGGTATTGTGTCAGATTATCATACTGTGTATTTAACTGACCACCTGTACTGGAGACAAACTTCAAATCCAACACATATTCACTCCAGTTGGGCATATGGAGTATCAGGGTTTAGAGACCCTAACGCAAAGTGGATTACTGATCCATACAACCCCGTTTCGGGACAGGGTTCAGAAGGCAACCGATACAATGCATCTGCTGCCACTCGTACCGTCGACGATCAATGGGTAGACCACCCCACACCACAGATAGGGGGGCAATCAGTATTTACCTATGTATTTGACGGTAACCGGATTGAAGGATTTAATAAGTTGTCTTCATATGAATTTCTAATAAACACGATAATGGATGATACTCTCCATGTTTATTTGAATGGTGAGCGAGTCACTCAAGACTATATACATGGATATGCTCATGGATCTTGGGATATACCAAGTAGTTTGATAGTTCAAGGTAAGCCTGGTATCAATCGGTTTGATTTTGTACTCCAAAATGGGGGCGGTCCTGCGGGGTTACTTGCGACGGTGGATTATAAATCCATTGAACCAACTCTTAAACAGTACCAGTATGTATATGTTCAACTGGATAATCCAAGTGAAGTAGGTAAGTGGTCAGAAATACAGGTATTCGATGAGAATAATGCTCCAATAACGCCGACAGGGGGTATGGTAGCTCCATACGACGGTACGTCCAGCTTACACCATGATGGTAATTTTTTGACATTCAGTGATACAAACGATCCAGGAGACTATCCAACATTTGAAGATATAATCACACAGATTGGATCACCTATTGATGGCAATGATTCGTTTGGAAGATTTGGTTATAGTGTATCCGTAAGTAATCCTCAAGCCGATGGAAGCATTATTGTTGCCATTGGAGCGCCATATACAACTGAAAGGGTGCAGGATGGGTATGAAAGGCGGTTTAATTTAATAAAAGGTTTAACATATGTGCCCAGATATGTTGAGGCGGAGCGGGTTGGTACGACTAAAGTATATAAATATACGGATGGTAAGTGGGAGATTATTAAACAACTCTATGGAAAATATAAGAATAGTATGTTTGGGAATAGCGTATCACTAAGTAATGATGGAAGAACTCTTGCAATTGGATCACCTGGAATGATGGTTATCGTGGCCACACACAGATATATAAGTATATTTTTCTTATATCGGGTCAGTGGAAAGAAATTGGCCCACCTATCGTTGGAGAAGGTACATACGATATCTCTGGTCATAACGTATCGTTAAGTGGTGATGGATACACTGTTGCTATTGGAGCTAGAAATAATGATGGTAATGGATCTAAATCTGGTCATACTCGCGTATTCAGACAGTTCGATTATGGGGATAATAGCCATGGCCTAGACAGTCAATGGAACCAAGTTGGTTCAGATATCAATGGGCAAACTATATCGGATTTTTCTGGTTGTAGCGTATCGATAAGTAATGATGGAAGAACTCTTGCAATTGGATCACGTGGTAATGATAATAAGGGGAACAACTCTGGTATCACTCGAATATATAGTTATAGCTTCGAAAATTCCGATTGGAATGAAACTAAAGCTATTACCGGAAAAGGCGAGTATGATAGATCTGGTGCTAGCGTATCGCTAAGTGGTGATGGAAAAACTGTTGCTATTGGATCACCATTTGGCATAGGACCATATAGAACTGATCGGATAGGCCACACTCGTGTATTCCAAAAGAATAGTAATTCTAATAATTGGACTCAACTTGGAACAGATATCACTGGGAAACTGCATGGGGATTTTTTTGGTTCTAGTGTATCAATAAGTGGTGATGGAAAAACTCTTGCTATCGGAGGAAAGCTGAACGATGATAATGGACATAACTCGGGTCATACTGCGATATATAAATATGAAAATGCTAATTGGAATAGAATTAAAGTTATCGAAGGAGACAGATCTAAAGATCAATCTGGTTATAGCGTATCGCTAAGTGAGGATGGAACCACCTTTGCTATTGGATCACCATGTAACGATGGTATAGATAATACGCGACCCAATTCTGGAATAACTCAGGTATATACAAAAACTCAAACTCCAGTTCCCGTGCATAAAAGATTCCTAGAATCGAGTAAGTTCATGAGAAGTTCGACACAAGGTGCATGGGCCATGGTTGACCTAGGCGAGAATCACACAATTTCCAAGGTTGAGTTGCATGGCGCACCGAACTCTATATCTCCCATCTCATCGCACAAAGTATATTTGAAAGGGAGTGATAGCACTTTTTCTGAAATTATCCAAATAAACTCTACTTCTTCGACCGCATCAGTACTCCAAGAAGATGCACAAGAAGATGCACACGAACATGCAGTTGCATCCTACGATATTACCAGTATCATCCAGAATAATACATTTGATTCAATTGATTATAGTACCACATCTCTGAATTCGTATCGTTATGTGGTTGTACAGATTGAAACACCTGGCTCTGGAAACTGGCCTGAACTTCAGGCATTTGATGCGGAAGGTAACCTACTGCAACCGGATAGTGAAAATAAGTCTTCGTTTTATTCGGACGATACCACCACTATTCACGGCTTCACAGGAGGACCATGGATGATGATTGATCTAGGTGTTGCGAAAAAAATTGCGACCGTGAGACTATTAGCACGTCAAGGGGAATGGGGTAATCAAGACGCGGCGTATCGAACGCATCCTCACCGCGTGTATCTAAGTAGTACTTTCAATAACAATGATGTTGATAGCACGAATACCATCGTTATGAAAAGTAGAGATGGGCTTGGGTTTCCTATGACTGATAAATCGCTACCTGAGTCTCAACGACAAGCAATCTATAAATATGATGTTGTTACTGCAACCTCTGATTGGAAGCATGCGTTCAGCACCGGAGATAACGAATGGACAATGTCTGAACCTTATAGAAGCATGCTCGGTTCTGACACGATCCAATTACCGTCTATGAGCGCAGAACATATAAATGTTGAGAATAACAGTGACACGCGTGTAACGTCGTATAAATTTCCTACGAGCCCTACTGATCCGATTATCGATATGGGAAGCTCGCCCGTATCGTTCACCGTTGAGTTTCTCACCAAGTATCGGTATGTGATTGTTCAAATTGATACTGTAGAGTCCGCCAATTGGGCAGAAATCCAGGCATATGATAAGGATGATACGTTGATTTCGCCCATAGATAGCAAACTTTCAAGCTATCATCAAAGTTATCCCTCCTCATTGCATCATGATGGTGATCATGGTACATTTTCTCATACAAATAAGAAGTCTGCAACGCTTAACGGTGTATCAAGAGGTGACTGGGCATTGATTGATCTGGGCGATTTATACGAGATTTCAAATATCGTCGTTGTTAGCAGAGAAAACTTTTCGAGTTCGAGTAAGCGGACATCACCGCACAGAGTCTTCTTAACAGATACATTCATTGATGACGAGATCGGCAACAATACGCTTGAGTTGGTGCATACTCAAGCAAGTAGAGAGGATGTTGGCAATCAATCCACATATACCTATTCTATTACAGGAACGCAGGTATCACAACAATCTTGGGAGATATCACAAGACACAGATAATCAAATTGTTGCGTATGATGATTACTTTGAGTATGATGATAATATACAAAGACCTACCAAGACATATCAACTGGCTCCCGAACACCTTGGGTATACGGGTGCATACACATTAACTATGCGCGACGAGGGAGGAAATGGTTGGATCGGTCACACGAATATGAAGGTAACAAGTACAAATGTGCATAATATGCATACGATAAGAGCAGTAACCCAGGGACCTCACGAATCTAATGCGGTTCCGACAAACGGCACCCACCATGTGTTACGAATGCATCTTGCAGGAGATACCACTCCAATAAGGGGTAAAGAACCTGGCGCGGTTCAGTTTAATGTGAGTCTTCAAGAGGTATATCAAAATAAATTACTCCATATCAAACGAATAATGCAAGACAAAACTGGTAAATATCGAGATGAAAATCAGTATATTAAAACACAATATGATTTTATAAACAGTAATTTATCTCGTTTTTGGAATGCTACCACTAAGAAAGGTACAAATGCTCCAAGTAGTATTGGCGAAGTAATAGATATATCTCGAGCGGATGCGAACCGAGTGTTAAAACATGATATACTGAATAATTTGTATAATACAATGTTCAACGATGATGTAGATTTGTCATTGTATGAGTTGCAACAAGTTAGTACTAAGGAACCTCAACTAAAATACATTTATGTTGGTAGGAAAAATACGGAGATGATTGATCTTACTTCGAGTTTGAAAATAAAAATTCCAAATGGAGCTATCATTAAGAATTATCCTAATCCTACACCAGTCGATAGTTCAGGTAATATATTTGGAGATAATCTCAAGTTTGAAGTCACTGTATCTAATGACAATATTCTCACCATCAAACGCACTGACAATTTCCTCCAGGGTTGGAATAATGATGTTTATTTTGAGTACACGATGAATGATACCCCAGGCTCAGCATATTCATCATTTACAGACAACCGAATATTGTTTACGTCACGCCTTGGCGATTTGGGCAAGTTAAGTCTAGAAAAACTGTCCTATTATATAGATAACCCAAATATGGTAAGAAATAATATTTCTATATCACAATATGCAAACGAGATTGGGGTTGAAATGCTACAGAACTCTTCATTACCTAGATATAATCATGGGGGTTATTCGGATGATGCTCGTATATCCAACCTGCCTTTGTCTTGCGGGTATGCAATTACTACTGATACTAAAGATCCTACTAATGTGTTGAATGTGCGTATGTATGCTTCAATAATTATTTCCGACCCTTTTGACAATGATAGAAAATTTGCTATATCATCAGGAGTAAATTTATTTGATTTTGTGAATATAAGAAAATTCAATAAGGGGGTGTCTTCTTCTAATTTTATCACCTACTTAACTGAAACAATTCAGACCTTGAATAGTGATCCACTTGCCAACTTCACCGAAAATGAATATAGCACCTGGGAATATGGAATGCGTTCAGAATACGACAGGTTGAAATGTATTTCATCTCCTAGCACCCCTTATTGGAATGGTACCTTAATAAAAGATTGTCACCTAAAAGGATCAACTGAGGATATTCCAAAGAGGATATTTTACATTCTTGATTATATAAATACAAATTATGCGGATCTGTATAATAACCAGTTTATGATTATCAATGACATAGATGGAGTCGGAAAGGTAGCCAGTATTGTGAAAATTACAATACATGAGGGTAAAACAACGTTTCAGTTCAGAGATTCACGTATCGATAATCTGTTCCCAATTAAATCTGTGAATGCAGATATGGAGGTGAATGGCGAGCTACAAGTTGCAAATTATAAAGGAGATGTTTTGATGCATATAGATCCAGTGACAGATAAAACAATGTTAATGGGAAAAATGGGTATTAATCAGGAGATGCATGATATAACCGCAATGCTTGATATTGATAATTTGTCCAATAGAAACCTGTTAGATTTCACAAAGCGATTTATACCTCTTGTATTAGATTCAGTAACAAAGATGGATACATTTATTACATATAATCCATACGACGACACGAGTTTGCCACTTGTCCAAGGCAAGTACCAACCAATTACGACTACAAAGGTTGATAAAACTGCTGCAATAATGGAATTAAAGATGTATACTTCAAAGATTCCCATTCGTGAGATGACGAGAGAAAACCGATTTGGAACCATACAAGCGAGGGTTGAATTACCTGTCAGAATATATACAGTAACTGCTGCATATAGAGTAGCCCATTCGTTAGACGACGACAAAACAAAACTTCTGAATTATATAGATCGACTGAAGGCTGCAAAAAGTAAACAAGAGGAGGTTGAGGAAGAAGCAAGAGTGTGGGGAGCAATCCTAGAGGGAGCGTTTACAATTGCAACCAGCTTTATACCTTATGGTGGAGACCTGCTGGTAGGAGTTATTATGCAGGCTGCAAACTTTGATATATCTGAATTTATTGAAGGTTCTGTTTCTGGGTCTTCTGAAGAAATTCAAGAAAAAATAGAGGCTACTCAGACGTTATACAATCTTAAGACTGCAGCGCGAAATGCACAACAAACTGTTATAAACAGATTGATGGATGATATGCAGACCCAAGCAGGTCTTCTTGGATTAAGTGCGTTGTATGATAGACTACTACTTTGGCAAACACGTTTGACGATAGGAATTCGAATGTTCACCTCTAGAGTGATGTATATTAATGCTAGTATAAATGACTGGATTAGAAGTGTATGTGCTGGCTCAGTTTATACCGTTAATACCCCATCATTTAGTTCATTTATTTCGGGTAACGCGATATCTGGATCAGAGATACGGTATAAAGGTGCTGCATGGGCATATACAATGGAACTTTCTATTGTGGACGGTCTGAGTAATGCTATCACTGAACATACTACTAGGTTTCTCGATGCTAATGAACAAGCAATTAAAAATACAGGAGACTCCGCATGGAATACAATTAGTTACGGTCTGAAGGATAGGGTTATTTCCTTATTATCAATTAATAGTGAGTCAATGATTGATACAACCCGGGAAGTGACTAATTTCTTCTCTGGAGAAACAATAACCAAACGACTTCCTGGATATATTACGACGTTTAAGCGACGTAATCAGTCTGGACTTGCTACAATTATGGTTCATGGTCATATGTCGGAGAAACTGAGTCAACTTAGTTCAGATGAACAAATAGTGCTTCCATTCTTATCGGAATATATTAGAGATGCACAAAACCAGGTAGATAAAGTTAAGCAAGAAATCATGAGCAATGAAACAACTGACATTGTAGAGTCGACAAAAGTACAATTCGATCCGGAAGATACATCGGCTAGTAGTATTGCGTTACTTTACGAAATACTCGATGCAAAGAGACTCGAACTTTCAAACGCAAAGAGACGTTTAAACGCATTAAAATGGGTGATAAGCGCATTTCCAAGTGGAGCACATGGTTCTGCAGGAGATCATCGAAAGATATTATCGTGGGGGTATATGTCTGGATGGAGATCTAGTACGCCACATGGTTGGATATTTAATGACAGACGTATATATGATGGTGGTGACTACAAGTTGAATCAGTATGCAGATATAGTTAGACCAAAAGCAGAACACGAACTAGCTATCGTTACAAAGACTGTAAAGGGTCTAACTGATGAGATAAATATTCTCGATGAGAAGCAAACTACCGTAATGGACAATCTCCAAGAATATACGTCATCACATGACTGGACTGATGAAACACATAATCGACTGAAGCATATAATTTCAGATATATATAAAATGTATCTGGTCCATGGTGAAACAATGAAAGATTCGAAACTAAGTTACACATGTGTTTTACCCGTGACCACAAGTGCTGATAACATGACATCTGCTATGTATATAAAAATAGTATTGGCATTAGAAAATGATTCTCAGCCACAACTATCATTATCTGGTCGAATGTTAGATGTGACTGAATACACTCGTGATCTGTCTTACAAAGAAACACTGATGCAATTAATGCAAGGATTTTCGGCAGGATCTCAACTGATAAATTACGGTTCAGTTTTGCTTGTTAAATACATTGATAGATTCACAAATAATATTGCTATAACAGACCCTTCCGATGAAATACTGTTATCTGACATAATAAGAGGAGATGGGTTATTTATTAATCGGTTTGGAAGTAAAAATTTATATTTGGTGGTTGATAATATATCAGACTCGACAATTCTTCAACATGAGCGGTATAATCATTGGAACAATAAGTTGGTATCCGATATATTTTATCCTGGTACGAATACTCGAGTCTCAACTTCATACAAAAATATGAATGATACATTTATTACCCATTATGGGTTTGACCCCACTACTATTGATATTACTAATCCTCTTCTAGCAAACATGTATATGATTCCTCATAAATATGGTGATATTTGGAAAATTGTTATGATGCGATATATAGTTATTGGTTTTACCCGTTATAGAGTCTCATGTGTTATTGAGGTTGAAGACTATATTGATCAAAGTATTATTACGAAAGGAGATTCTACTTTTCATGGAGATTTCACGGTGAGATCATCGGATAATCGTGAAATTTTTCAAATAGATACATTGAACAATACCACTGCGAACTTATTTCCGTTGAGTATCGGTGGGCAACAGCCCCGAACTATGTTGGACGTTCAAGATGCCTCGATAATGGACATTAACTATTTTATACAAAAGGTATCTAAAGGTATGCGAGAATTAACTGCAGAATACATTGCGACCACCTCCATCCTATCAAACACCGATGATTACAAGTATAAATATAGGTTTAACCTAGATACCAAAAAGGCAGAAGATACCATTGTAATTTTTCACGAGTTATATCCAGAATGGGGTGGCCAAACATATGACGATATCATGGTAGCTGATAAAGATCGTGCATCTATCATCAGAGACTCTATTTTGCCTGCATTGCAAAGAGTTATCGATACTACTCTATTTTATCTCGGAAGTATTTACTCTACCCGTATTGAATTCACCTCGGGTATGAAATATTCTGTTCATAAAACAGTGAAGGTTAATGTTCCAACCCCGGATGCAACTGAAGATGTGGTTAATAACTATAACTACGTAGAAGTTATTGGTCAGGGATGGGATATCCAGACGTATGGCATCAATGTAATTACCAATCCGAATGTAGAAAAATTAATGGAAAATCTAGATGCAACGATAGAGTATATAAACTTTATCCGCGATAGAACTAATAACCTAGGAGAAGGTGGTGTATTTGATACTCCTCCTAACATTCGAGCAATACTTGATAAGTATAGATCTATCGAGCAAGATGTATTTAAATATCAGTTGAGAACCGTACAATCTGTATTGGAACAGAGAGTCTCGTCTGCGGAGGTTTCTGATACATACGATATCACAATAAACTCATCTCCTGCTGTTATCGCCGATATACCCGATAAAGAACAACGTATCTACCATACATCTTTTATTGTCGATTATACCAAGGAGTATGACGGAGTAGATAACCGATTAATTGAGGGAGATTTTGGAATTATTCCATGTAGAGACAGTAATTACTATTACTATGCGATGTTTTACAAACTAAGAGAAAGAATGGTTGACACAACCAGTGAAGTTGTGAGTAGTTTTAATGGGACTCAAACAACAACAAAAACGGTTACTACTATAATTAGTGATAGTCATACAACTGTTACTAAAAATATCGTTGTCAGTGTCACTAAAAGGACTATAACCACTGATATTACTCAATCTAGTGATACTATCGAGAATGCAACTGAAACTGTCACTACTGAACCCAATGCTAACGGAGGAACTAAGACTGTCACTGTTACTAAAACCCCCACTACTAGTGGAGGAACTGAAACTAAAACTAAAACTGAAAGTGTTACGATTGTATCTACTGATACAACCACCACCACCCACAATATCGGAGATGTCACTCCAAGCGCCTCATCGGTTCGCGATTCATCTATTGCAGTATTTTTCGTGAATATGACCAAAGATTATATTCTCCCTTCAATGTCTGTAGAGGGTGATCTGGCGGTCGCAGGAGAGCTGACGTTGTCTGGTTTGACAACGCGCGAAAATGCTGCATCCGTCTATTTGACGGTTGATCCTGAAAATCATTTTGTGGGGATTAATTCAAATGATCGATTTGCGAACTACAGTTTGAAACACACCTCAGAGGCTCTTGGGTCGATTTATGATACGTCTCAACACTTTTATGTCAAAAACGATAGGTATCCGAATGCGACGTTTGCGCGTATTGCTGAAAATACGGACCCAATCACAACCGACCGTGAGTACGATGCAACGAAGGATTATACCTTATTCGGAACGCATTCGGCTGCTACGATGCTTCGTAACAGTGAGATATGGACCTATAAAGAGGCAATGGAACGCGCGGATCACTACACCACGAGTTTGGCTGCTATTAATACTACCGATTGGCAGAAGAAGAAGCGGTATGGAACAGATATAGCCTTTGAAATAAAGGATGTATCCGGTGTAACCACCGAGCTTGGTCAAGTTCAGATGGTAATCGATGATATTGACCTTGGTGGGAATCTGCATGCCGGGTTTGGAGTGCAAGTGGTGGATCGTACTCTTGGAACTATCTTCCCTCAGGCATTGAAGAACATCATGTATGTGAATAACAAAAGTCAGCTCTTTGTAGAAGGAGTAATGCTAGGGGGTAAATTATTCAAGTCTGATGGAGTTGACCTATTCTGGGGTGATAAGAAGGTCAACTTTGATACTACTAATTCTACCAGTACCAACAGTACTGATACCAGCAACAACACCGACAACAGCTATACCAATGTTTCCAACAGCACCAGCAGCAACAACCAAAGTACTGATACCAGCAACAACACCGACAACAGCAGCACTGATATTTTTGGAAACACTACTAACAGCAGCACCAACATCAGCAGCACCAGCATCTAGGTCGATACCCAAATCACCCCATAATGAATAATGTCACGATATATACGTGTTCAGATATCGATATATAATGTATCATTATATTGTTAGAAATGTAATGATATCTACAGTTGGTTATGTTTTGGGACATGTCTTTCCATAACAATTGCCGTTATAGTACCAGTAGTCGTCGCCTGGTTTGTCTGATTTGTGATCGGATTCAAATGTAGGTCCGTGCGCATCACCGGTTACGCATTTTGCCCCATTGAGTAAAACACAACAGTCGATTGTCTTGCAGTTTTTTTTAGTCAGTTTTCCACATTTTCTCTCTAGCTCACTTTTATCATTGGGTGTAGAAGTACAAAAGGATCCTTTGCTAGTGGTTTTCATATCAGATGCAGGGTCAGCTGCATGTACGCTCTCCTTATCCGGGTCGCTCTGTTCTGTATTCATACCCTCTAGTACGTTATCAATAGGTTGTCCATCGGTCGCGTCGGTGCTCGTCTTTACCGCCATGGGCAAGATCGAGAACGCTAGTGTTCTGAGATCTGCTTGGTTGGTGTACTGTAGCGTATGTGTTCCTAGAACTATGAGTATAGATACAATGGCGAGCAAAACGAGTATGATTTTAGTAAAAAGAGAGAACATCGTGTACTGTGTGGAGAAAAACATATCCATCGTTGTTGAAAGATGCTAGATTGGTAGATAAGCTGTTTCCCGAAATTGAATGAAATGCGATAGACCTAGATAATAGTATATCCCCCTCTATTATAGAAGAAGTTTCAGATGATCATTCCAATCAAGTGTTTCACATGTGGCGAAGTCCTTGCAGATAAGTATCTGTTTTACCTGGAGCAGACTCGTAAAAGAAAGCTTAATAAAGGCGTCGATGTAGATCGCCTACTCTATTTAACTAAAGAGAACACTGCGAAGACACCTGAGGGAGAGGTTCTAGATGAACTTGGTCTTACAAAGATGTGCTGCCGTCGTCATATGTTAACACATGTTGATGTAGAATAATCGTGTTCCTGATAAATATATTGTTTTTTGTTATTATCTCTGTACACTATATACTGCGTAGAATGCCAATCACCAAAAAATCAGGCAGTAGACACCATGTTAAGGGGAAACGTACTAGAAGCAAGCGTAGTCATAAGAGACGCTCGCGTGTTCACAAAAAAAAGCGTTCTACACGCCATAAGAGACGTAGGCGCACGCGTTCCATGCGCGGGCGCCGTGGGCGCCGCGGTGCGATGCATGGCGGTAGCACAAGCGCATTGGTGCCTAGTCCATGGATTCCTTCCGACATGACCAATATCTACCGCACCGCTACCGGTGGCATGATAGATGCCGGCAACGCCATGAGCGGTTTAGAACCTAATCCCAGCCCTCTTCCTTATAAGGATCAACTAGTTGGCGACGGGAACATGGTGGGAGAGATTTTGCGCATGGCCTAATTATTATACATTATGTACTATTTTCTATGCGTACTACATAATGTTCAAGTCTTTGCCTCCTAAAGGATTATGCAAGCCATCTAAGTTCTACTTGTATTTATCTATCGCCGGAATTGTAATGTCAATCATTCAGAATATGCGCGAGTTCGATAACTCCAACTACAAATGCGGTTCATTTAGCGTTAATGTTCCAAGCGTAATGCTTATTTTTGCATTCAAGCTTGTGTACATCTTGTTCTGGACATATGTCCTGAACTTGTTGTGCAAAGACAACAACGTGCGTCTCGCATGGCTTCTTGTCTTATTTCCCGTCATCCTAATGTTTGTCATTTTGGGTATGCTTTTGCTGACAGGTGGTGTCGAGAAGGATGCAGGTAAGGAAGGATTTAGCGAAGCTCTCGGTAAAAAAGAAACTGAAGGCGATGAAGACGATGAAGACCAAGAAGAGGATCCAACTGTACCTGAAGGGTTTGGGTGTGGTAAAAGAAAGCCAGAGCCAGTGCCAATGTAATTTATATTGCGTATAAGTAAATACCTAACATCAGCTTACATCAATCCGGGTTAAACTGTTTCGGGTCATGACATTTCATGTGCAGAACACAATAGATATGTTATGACGCATCAAAATATAAGGAGTGTACACAGTATATAGTATACGGGATTACATGGAAGATATTGCCTGGAAGTTGATAGACAAGTACTTTACGGACAATCCGTATAATCTGGTGGCGCATCACCTGGAATCATACAATAATTTTGTTGATACTGACATCAAGAAGGTTCTTAAGGACAGTAATCCTTTGCGATTCATTGAAAAAATGACCCCGAGCGAATCGAGCGAACGCGACCCATATGAGTGTAAAATATATATGGGTGGTCGCGACGGTTCGCAGGTGTTCCGCAGCAAGGCAGTAATATATGACGACGATAAAATGGAAGATGTCAAACTCATGTATCCTAACTTGGCTCGTCTGAGAAATATGACGTATGGCGTTAACATGTATTGTGATATCGTAATTGATCTTTTTTATTATGAGAAAGGCGAAAAGGTTACCAACACAATCACGAAGGATCGCGTGTTCATGTGTAAAATCCCTATCATGCTTCACTCGAACATGTGTGTGCTTCGGTCCCTGAATAAGGATACTCGCTATAATATGGGCGAATGTCGTCATGACTTTGGAGGTTACTTTATTATTGACGGTAAAGAGAAGGTAGTAGTAGGACAGGAAAAGTTCGCAGACAATATGATGTATATCAAGAAGCATACGTCTGATAGTAAGTATTTGTGTTCATCAGAGGTACGTTCGGTATCAGAAGATCCGTCCAAGCCCATCCGTACGACCTCTGTGAACCTTGTTGCCCCATCACCTAAGTTCTCTAATTTGAATATTGTGGTAATGGTTCCCAACGTACGCATTCCCGTTCCTCTATTTATACTTATGCGGGCTCTAGGAGTGGTTTCAGACAAGAAAATTATTGAGTTTTGTTTGTTGGATTTGGAAACGAACAACCATATGGTCGATCTATTTATTCCATCCATACATGATACTGATAAGGTATTTTCACAGGAAGCAGCATTGCATTACCTGAAGGAATTCACAAAGCGAGGTACCGTGAATGGAATATTGGAGATCCTTATGGATTTCCTTCTCCCTCATGTCGGAACCCGTAACTTTATCGACAAGGCCTACTTTATTGGTCACATGGTAAATAAGCTATTGCGAGTACATACAAATGTGGATGCCCCAACGGATCGTGACAACTTCATGTACAAGAGAGTTGACCTGACCGGCACCCTTATGTATCAATTGTTCAGTGAGTTCTATATTCTACAAAAGCTTGAGATTGAGAAGCGTGTGGATAAAGAGTTTTACTACCATGAAAGTGACTATCTCGCAAACTTTCCCAGTTTGATCGATACCAACCATTCTGTTTTTTTCAAACCAACCATTCTTGAGAAGGGTATTCGGGATGCGTTTAAAGGGAAGTGGGGTGCAACCGAGCGCACTGCCAAGGTTGGAGTGGTTCAGGATTTGAACCGTCTCTCCTACAACTCGTATATTTCACAATTACGCAAGTTCAACTTACCGCTCGACCCTACCTCTAAAGTGACTGGACCACGTCTTCTGCATGCGAGTCAGTGGGGGTATATTGATCCTGTTGACACTCCTGACGGAGGCAACTGTGGTTTACATAAGCACATGGCCATTTCCACTCGTGTCACGAGTGGTGGTCTCACTGGTCCAATGATCAACTGGCTGCGAACTAAGACAACAATGAAATTACTACCAGAGGCGAATACGCGTACGATTGCAGCGTTCTCGAAGGTATTTGTTAATGGGCGTTGGGTGGGCGTGTTGGATAATCCTATAGAGACCATTGCAATGTTCAAACTATATCGCCGTGCAGGAATGATGCCTAGTTACAATAGCATATCATTCAAGTACGACACGTGTGAGATTTATATATACACCGACGCAGGTCGTCTGACTCGCCCACTCTATTACACCCGCAATGGTATGCCAAGTTACGACAATAAGGGGGTTATCAAGAAGATCTTAGAAACTCCTACCGAGTACACATGGAACGATGTGGTGCGTGGGTTTGGCGAGAAGGGTGTAGGTGACGGCGATGGATCTGATGCGTACTACGATATTAAAGATATGTATCCAGCAATCCATGCAACTATGGAAAACGACCCCAATGCGAAACTCGAGAGCCAGTTCGCAGGGAAACTAGCGGTAGTGGATTATCTTGATACATCTGAAACAAGCTCTCAGTTTGTCGCAACAACGTCTAATGATTTGAAGACCAGCAAACAGTACACTCACCTGGAGATACATCCGTCACTCATTTTAGGTGTTATGGGTAATTCAATCATCTTCCCTGAAGAGAACCCCTCATCAAGAAATACCTTTTCATGTGGCCAGGCTCGCCAGGCGGTATCACTATACCATAGCAATTTCCAGTCGCGCATCGACAAGATGAGTGTCGTTCTGAACTACGGTCAAGTGCCCCTACTCAAATCGCGATACTTGAAGTACATCAACAACGAAGAGTTGCCCTGCGGTGTGAACACAATTGTAGCCATTATGTCATACACCGGATACAATGTAGAGGACGCCATCTTGGTTAACCAGGGTGCAGTGGATCGCGGGTTGTTTCGCACCACCTACTTTTCCATGTATGAAGCACGCGAGGAAAGCGCGAAGACCTCCAAAGACAGTGTAGATACGCGATTTACTGATGTATTGAAGGTTCCTGATGTGGAGCGCATTAAGCCCAAGTATGACTACGACGACCTGAACGATATGGGTATTATTCGTGAAGGCACGGAGATGAACGATAAGAAGGTAGTCATCGGGAAGGTTGTATCCAGTTCAGACATAATGGAAAACCCCGTAGACGACTCAGTGTTTCCCAAGAAAGGTCAATTAGGCATTGTTGACAAGGCATTTATTACCGAAGGTGAAGAAGGAACTCGTGTCGCCAAAGTGCGCGTACGTGAAGAACGCATCCCTGCCATCGGCGACAAGATGGCGTCGCGTGCGGGACAAAAGGGAACCATTGGTCGCATTATTCCCGAAGCCGATATGCCATATACAAAAGACGGATTGGTTCCAGATTTGATCATCAATCCGCATGCCATTCCGTCACGAATGACCATCGGACAATTAATGGAATCAGTCATTGGTAAGACTGGAACCATGTTGGGCGGATACGGCGACTGTACTGCATTCACTACCAAAGGTGCGAACGCGGATGCATTCGGTCATGCATTGGTAGAGAATGGTTTTCATTCATCGGGTAATGATATTATGTATAGTGGAATGTCTGGGGAGCAACTTGCTGGAGACATTTTCATGGGACCAACCTACTACATGCGCCTAAAGCATATGGTCAAGGACAAGATTAACTATCGCGCAGATGGACCTAAGACAGAACTCACTCGTCAGGCGGTGCAAGGTCGTGCCAACGATGGTGGTCTCAAGATCGGTGAGATGGAACGCGATGGAATCATGGCGCATGGAGCGTCCGCGTTCCTAAACGATGCTTTCATGAAGCGATGCGACGAGTACAAGATGCTCATCTGCAACAAGACTGGAGGTATCGCAGTATATAACCCTGAACTGAACCTCATGATGAGTCCGCATGCCGACGGACCGCTGCGGTTTAACATCACCTCCGACGGACGTCCTCCCACACTGGACAGAATGACTAGATTTGGTCGGTCTTTTAGTGTGGTACGCGTACCATTTGCGTTCAAGTTGTTGATCCAAGAACTACAAGCAATGAATATTCATATGAAAATCATTACTGCTGGAAACGTGAACAACTTGCTCACAATGAATTACTCTGACAACATTAATAAACTATTACGCAACGATGACAGCGATCTAGGTAACCTAATGAAACAGGTAAATCATGAAATAAACACCGCAATACGCAAAGGAGAACCCCCTCTTCCTGAAGGCCGTATTCGCCCTACACCAGTAGAGAATATGGGTCAGCATATGGAGGCTAATCTTGATGACGATAGCATTCCGTATGCAGCTGGCTCTGACGATAGCATTCCGTATGCGCCTGGAGCCGACAATAGTATTCCGTATGCACCTGGATCCGACAATAGTATTCCGTATGCAGTTGGCTCCGACAATAGTATTCCGTATGCGCCTGATTCCGACGGCCTGCGTCCGCCATCGCCTGACTTTCCTCCATCATATGGGTTGGAACAATCTGCCGTCGATGAAGAACTCATGTCCGAACCTGTGAGCAACGACGAACTCCCCAAAGTACCTACAGAGAACCAGCTGGAGATGAAGAACCCTTACATTCAATCACAGTTTGACTCACTCAATGCAAAAGACAAGATGAAACTCGTAGAAGCCGTTGCCCAGGTTGAAAGTGAGCGTGTTGCAACCGCGTCCTCGGCATCCAATGCAGAACCCCCAGCTCCTATTGTAATCAATACCCCTACATTAGAAATGACACAAGATAATATGGACATTCTTAAGGTGGAAGACCCTCCTGTAGAGGCTGATAACGAAGACGACAAGAGTAACGATGATGAAAAAAGTGGTGGAGAGGGGAAGAAAGTTGTATCATTCACATAATGATGATATTTAGGAAAGTCTGCCATACTGGGCGAAATTGAATGATATTCTATGTTAGTATAGAAGAATATCATACATATTAGTATAACGATGCAGATTTTCATCAAGACACTTACAGGCAAGACTATCACCCTCGAGGTAGAATCATCTGATACTATCGACAACGTTAAGCAGAAGATCCAAGACAAGGAAGGAATTCCTCCAGATCAACAACGTCTTATATTCGCCGGCAAGCAACTTGAAGATGGACGTACCTTGTCGGACTACAATGTTCAGAAAGAGTCAACTCTTCATCTGGTGCTTCGCCTTCGCGGAGGCATGCAAGTGAACAGTAGTCTTATCTCGTCTATTCATAAGTCGAGGGACACTGTAATTGAAATGATGAGATATCAAAAGTATGACGTGAGTGAATACGTCAACAGCACGTTGTCCGAAACTAATGCTAAGCACTCATCCAATCAATTAGACATGCTATTTGATAAAGCAGATGATAATGATAATACAATTCATAAGACATATGTTAACTATCATCTTGAGAAGGCTCTACGACCACCCTACATCCAGGACATTGTTGATGACCTGTTTTATGTAGAGGAAGTCCTACAGAAGTCTGACACATTGATGCTTGTAACCCGCGATGATACTAGCGAGAATGTGTTGAATACAATTCGACATCTTCTTGAAAAGGATGGTATATTTATCATTGTTGTCAATATTAAACGTCTGCAGTTCAACATATTGAACCATAGCATCGTCCCCAAGCATCGCACCATGACTGAAAGCGAGGTAAAGACAGTAATGTCCAAACACAATCTTATGAAACTTAGCGAGTTCCCAGACATCAATCGGTTTGACCCTGTCGCCGTAGCGATCGGACTCCGACCCGGTAGGGTGTGTGAGATCACTCGCCCCTCTAAGACGTCGATCAATGGAATGTACTATCGTATATGTGTATAAGTATTATGGATAATTTCGACAATAAAGTATGTTATTTTTGTTAGGATGGGTTCGCTATAAAATATGTTGCCATAGAGTACGAGGCACAGAACCTATATAATGACACCATCTCCAAGATCAACCTCCGTGGGCGCCACTACAGCGAGCACCGTCCATGAAGCAAGTTATTATACAGATAAATTAGAAGCTCTTTCATCCAGTTTTAAACTGCAAACATCGAAATTATCAGACGCCTATGTGAACCACAAACTCTTTCCTACCAATACCGAATACGAAAATGTGTACAACAGAATGTTAGCAGGAGTCAACAATGCCAAATCAAGCATGTTTGAACTTCAAAACGAGGTCGAAGTAATGTCTGCAGAATACCGTGAAAGGGTAGATGTTCTCTCTACCGATATTCAATCAGATCGAACAAGAGAGAATAATATTGTAAAGGATTTTGAGCAGGCAGATGACAGTGGAGCCGCTGGCGCGCGAAAGGTGCTTACAGATACATATAAGCTTCAATATGCCTCCAATTTTTTTATGAGTTTAGGTATAATTATGGCTATATTGATATTATACTGGATATTCTCTCCTGGTTCCACTGCTCCAATGGAAGATGTAGCTAGTATCAACAATGTCAGATGAACCCTACCCATTTACTAAATCTCATCTTGGATTGTTCTATATGTACATAGTATAGAATGCATATAGATCAATCAGAATTACATGAGACTATGAGAGAAAACGATATACGCTATGCTCAACTGCGTGGGGCATATAGCGACCTGATGTTCCAACGTTCCAAATCGGAAGAGTTGATGTCAGACGGCAGCATGAATGTATCAGCATCAAGCCTATATACAGAAACGGCTCATTTTCGACAACGGTTATGGTATATAATTGCAGTCCTTACTCTAGTTTTATTTAGCAGATTTGCGATTCAATCCAATAAATCTGCAACAAACTTGACTAATACCATAGTCCTTATAACGATTATTATTTTGTTTTCCACTATGAATGCAAGTGTGTCTGTATTTAGTTATACTTGGATATCCATGCTACTATCAATGGTTATTTCTTTGATTGTGATATTGTATATTGGATTCTACATTATTCATAGATAACCCATATAGATAAATGTGCCGATTACACTTGATAATTTTTTGTTCATATATTGTACTAGCTGCAATATATGAGTACTATTGATGATGTTACAAAAGCCAATGCAGAACTTGGTGGAATGGTGAAATCTGTAATGAATGGCCAAACTGGAGGTAGTATGCAGACGTCGGTATCAAGGAACTACAACAAAGCGGTTGGAACCCACATTGACACAAGTGAGAAAATGCATGAAAATCTTGACCAACTGATGAAGGAGTATGTGGATTTAAAGAATGAATATTACGAAAAATACACACCACTCAGTAATACTGATAATGATACACGTATTGCTAAGTTCAACAAACAAGTAAGTAATTATTGGGCATATGACGACTATGTTAGAAAAGAAAAAGAAGAGTATCGTGTAGCCTCAGGCAAATGGAAGAGTGATGCTTCATCAATGAAGAGATGGTGGACAGGGACGATGGATCAATACAACAGAGACAATGAAGAGTACCTGGAACTAAGACGCAGACGTCACTCTGACGCCTTAAGAGATATTCGTAGGCGTGGCGAAACCACTAACAGAACAACAATCGACTACTATGTGAATGACTACATTAGACGTCGCAATGAGTTGTTCGGTACCGACACTACTACATCGAGTTGGTTCATGACGAACGCTGCCAGTTCAAATCCATACTGGTCCAAGGTAAAGCGCTGGGAAAAGGCTGGATATTCGGTCACATTACCTGTTCAACAAGTAGGCTTGATTGGTACAGGTAGGAACTGGGAATGGACGATGGGTGGTTCAAAAGCCAATACATGGTCAGGTGCCGGAAATTATTGGAACAATTACCCATGGGGACGGACACCTGGAGGAACAAATGCAGGCAGTAATATATGGTATGGTCATGGACCTGCATATTGGGGTAGAGCGGGTGGGTGGATGGAGTGGTTAAACATGGGTTATGGAGGTAATGCGCGTCCTCAGGAGAACTGGGGGAAGCAGCCTAACAATGTCCCATACGTCTTCTACACGACCTTCTTCGTAGATCCTCAAGGCCCCACGTCCGGGCACATGTACGGATGGTGTGACGATGCGTGTCGCGTATATGTGAACAACGTTGATGTGTATGACAGAGTCATACGTGGAGGATGGGGCAGCGGTAATAAACCGAAAAATGAATCGGGCCCCATCAAACTGAACAAGGGATTCAATATGATCGCAGTGGTCGCGATGAACAAAGGAGGCCCTGCAGGTATGTCATGGACTATGTGGAACAGTCCTGAATACTGGAATGGACCCGAGGTGAACATTGGGAGATCATGGTTTAGTCGTACAGGTGGAACGGATTATCAGAAGACGGGTATTATCGTTCGTACAGACTCTACCTGGCGTTGCATTCTCCAGAATGTCAGGGCTCCACGACTGTCAACATATCACGAACAATCGACCAAAGAGCCGTATAGTGACACAAATCTGTCTCTCCCTGGGTTCATTCAGACCGACCGTGATTTGGTTCAAGAGTTTAAGCCATCGGCCATGAAGAAGTTTAAGGCAGCCAAGGGAGTACGGTATGTCCGCGTGATTGCAGAAGGTAATCATTGTATGCAGATCTCGCAATTGGCGGTTTATCCTATGGATAATCAAGGCAAAAATATTGCGCAAGGTAAGCCTACATCCGCCAAGGACACATACAGCAATAATAGGTATGGAAGCAGTCCAGACAAGGCCGTTGATGGAAATATGAAAGTTAAATCGTTCCCTCACATATACCATAGTGCGTGTCGTAAAGACCCGTGGTGGCAAGTAGACTTACAAGGTGTTCATAACATCGCCAAGATCGTGTACTACAACCGTGCAGACTGTTGTCAGTGGCGCGCGCGAGTATTGAAATTACAGTTCATGGATGCAAACAAGAAGGTATTATGGACGGGAGAAAAATTCGGTAGTTCGGCGTTGGAGCAGACGTTCGCGTTCGGGGATGCAGACCTTACAATAGAGGCAGCACCGGTGATCCCCAGCAGCGTCGATGGGCAGACAGATGATATTGTCGTGGGTAGTTCAAGAAACTATTGGAAATATGTGACTCTCCCACGAGAAAACATGTATATCTCTGGCGTTCCAGTGAACCCCCAGAAGGTAACCTCTACTGATGCATTTTATACCTGGGTCTCGGGAAAAACTTTAACTGTCTACCAATACGGCTCCTGGCGCGGATGGGATCAAAATCTTGTTCTACGGTCAATTACCAACCCCGAAAAAAAACCAACACCTCCTGTGATTATGCCCCAGGTCTGGCCTCATTTAGATGCATTTCAGACACCTCAATTAGCGCTTTTAGAGAAAATAAGCGATAAGAGCCACGAAGTTATGAAAATGAGCGAAAAAGTTCATAAGCATTACGCAGATGTTTCGCAAAATAAGGATTTGAATATGTTTTCTACCCAACGCGACACTGCATACAAAGGTTTGACGTCGAGATACATGGACCTGTTAGAGGAACGGAAGATAGTCGAAGAGGCGATCACAGAGTTTGAATCCGTCCGCACCGAACATTTATCGTCAGACTTAACAGTGGATACACAACGCATTCTTTATTGGATTTGGGGTATTACTGCTGCAGCAATTCTTGTATTAATAATGATTTATGTTGCAGCACCTAATATGACGGGCATGGTGAAAGGAGAGATCACATCTATATTTGTTATTGTCGCATGTGTTGCACTTCTTACAACATTCCTTGGTCAGTCGCATCTTATCTTACCGACATGCATCATAATTATATTTTTGGTATTGTACTACTTGTATAGACGTGGAAAATCTGGAGGAGCTTCAACAACGCCATCGATTACTCCAGATGCACCGATATCTTCTGTTTAGACTAATGGATATTTAGAGAAATAAGTAAAAGAGACATTGGTAGGAATATTTATGTTATGGTACTCTAGAGATATCACAACATATGACAAATTCATGTCCATTAAAAAAAGAAACAGAGAAAAGTGTGGAAGGGTTTTATACCAACCTTAAGTTTCCTGAATCACGACAAGCTACCCAGTCTAACTCTACGAATCATATTGTAGACTCTCGTGATATAATTAACCGTAGAAATGAAATCACTAGAATAATGTCTAATATGACGAATGTTTCTAACAAGATTGATTCACTGAATACAAAACAGAGACAGTACAGAGAACAGACAGGCAATACAATTCTTTCACAGAACGATTCCATGGACTACACTAGACACAACAATTCAGTGATTGATGGGTCGGATACACCATCTTACCTTATTAAGCAACTTCAAACGGGGGGGGTAGAAGAATGCAAGAGATCGTGTGCCACAAACAAAAACTGTGGAGGATTTAGTTATTGGTCAGGAAACGGAACGTGTACAATGAAGGAAATAAGTATTTTACCCAATCCACCCGTTCAGGGATATACCAAGTCAGCAATGGGGGATGTATGGAACGGTCAGTATAATGCGTCGACGAATAATTATCTCTCAAACAAAGGGAAAATGAGGGCATTAAACCGCGGTGGCGCGACAACAAATGAACTGACTCCAGAGGAGAAACAACGACTAGCGACTACGTTTATGGACACCAGTGACTTCTGTGACGGCGGCAAGATATACCTTAATGCAACCTCCGAAAAGATTAAACAGACGACAGATGGAGAGGAAAAGTGTGCCAAGGCGTGCGGAGACGATGAGAACTGTGAAATGTATCTCATGTCTAATGCGAATACATGTAATACATACAGAAAGGTGTCAAACGTCTCCGCGTTTTGCAAGTCAGGTGACGGTCATAGTTATTGGGGCAATCTCAAGAAGAACATGCTCAGTAAGATTGTACGGTACCCCGTGACGGGCGGTTCCGAAGGGTTTAGGGGGATTCACGATACTACCCCTCTAGTGGAGGGGTATCAAGCGCCTTCGAGTTCCCAGATCGACCGGGACAGAAATCGACAGACACCACTTCCACCCAAATGTAGTATCCAGATTATCGGTAAATGTCCAGCCCATCCCAGTTTGGCGAACACTGGATGGTTCGACGATAACACCCAGAGGACATCTAACAATCAAGGTGGGGTAGCTTCACCCACAAGTGGGCAATGTAATGCCCGGAAACAGCAGTGGACACAAGACTGTATGGCAGGTGATAACACACACGTGAAAGTATACAGCGCACACTCTCCTGAGGTCATTCCTACCACACCCAAATGTAATATATATGTTGGCGGCGATTGTGCCGCCCATTCCGATCTTGCAAACACTGGCTGGTTCGACGACGCAACACAAGCCACTTCCAACAATAGAACAGGAATCTTATGGACTAATAGGGCAAGGTGCGACCAAAGACGGAGAGAGTGGGCAAGCGATTGTAAGAAGAGCAATAAAGGTAAAAAGGGAAGAAATGGTTGGACGGGTGTATGGAATTGGTATTCCCCCTCGAGTAAATATCGGAGTACTCCTGCGAACCCTCCTGGACAAGACAATTGGACGACATACGTGAAGGATCCAAAAACAAATGTAAACCACCAAGCCGACTACGAACAACGCCGTATCCAGTCTGAAATGGATGCAAACCTACGCGAGTATGGAAACAGCGTTGACGAGTTGAAAAAATATAATGTGGATCTTACCACCATGTCGGAAGGAAATAGTGAGGCAATGGACAAAGCGATTGCCGAGTACAGAGCCAATATTGCTATCGTAGCAGAGAACCGTGAAAACAAAATCTGGATTCACGATAAGAACATTCTAGGAATTACACAATTGACACGCAAATCTAGTGCATATATTTATATCTTATGGGCAGTTCTTGCGGTTATTGTGTTAATTATTCTTTTACGAAATGCGATGTAGGTATTCATATTATGATTATACCTGAGTAACTTTAGGCCATTGTACTATTTTTAATATCACTATATCATATACGAAAATATGGTGATAGCTGAACCAACTACGTCGCGTGGAGCCCAAACTGTCAAAAACATTAAACAGTTACAAGAAACGGAAATGCAGACATTTCGTGAGTTGGAAAACAGAACGGGGGAAGTAACCTTAACCCCCGAGGAGAAATCAAAACTGATTGCCAAAATCAATGATTTGACTGCTACTCGCGAAAATCTGTATGAATCATTGCGTGATAACCACCAGTACTACAATAAGAACTTGACGAGTGCGCAACACACTCTTGTTCAGCAAACGGATGCGTTGGAAGTAGTAGAACGCGAACTCAACCGTTCCAAGAGACGAGTTGAACTTATCAACGAGGAGCGTCTCAATCGATTGCGTCTGGTGGAAATCAACCGGTACTATGGAGCTAAATACAAACATCATACATCTATTCTTAAGAATGTAACATTGATGTTTGCAATCCTTTTGGTAATTGTCATGATGAATAATACTGGTAAGTTGCCTCCAATTGCATTTAAGTCCCTCGTAGTTATAGTTCTAGTCATAGGACTATATGCGATCATTAAGGAACTCTTCGATGCTTATACCCGGGATAACATGGTTTACGCGCAATACAATTGGTCAAAGGTTAGTCCTGATTTAGAACATCCTGGTAATTTATCTGGCTCCAATATATTCGACAAAGGGGATGACCCTGATGCTGGAACCTGTAAAAATCAAGACTGTTGTGGCTCAGGTTTCACTTGGGTACCTCCACCATTTAACAAGTGTATTGCAAATAGTGAGCTTGGAAGCGAAGATATTGTATCTGCTATGGGTAAAGCGGTCACCCCCTATGATGCAAATTCTACTCCCGGGATTGTATAAATTATATTCGCCTCAACATAAAGAAAGTAATCACATGGTATACTATACATCATATATTAGCATATCATGTCAGCATATGGAACATTAGGATCTCTCATTGATCAGACTACGCCCGCCGAGGCAAAAAAGAAAAACCCCTCTGTAGATGATGTTATTGCAAATGCAAATGGGTTGATTGAAACACAGAAACAATTTCTTGCTTGTGACGCACAGTGTGAGCACGATAAGAAACTTGCAAAACTTCGCGAGATCTATGATGTCAAAGAAGATAATTTAGAGACTGCTCCCATGCAGATGGAAGTTGCTCGTAAAAATTATTTGGAGTTCAAATACGGCCAGGATGACTATGTGACGAAGGCGTCAGTCGCTCTTAAAGAAGAAGCCGATAAGGTTATCGCAGACATGACTCAAATATGGACCCAAGAGAAAGATATGATCACGGATTTGATTGCCGACTACAATACTATGTTGAAAACGCATACCGATATGGAACGGTACCGTGATCGCATATCGGCATCTGTCGACCGATTGGACAAAAATTATGAAGCCAAACAGAATGATACCATAACCAACGATCGTAAAGCGTTTTACCAAAATCAAGGCGTCGATAACCTACGGTACTGGTTTTACTTTTTACGATGGGCGTACGCTGCTATTGTGTTCACCTTTATTGTAGGGGTTTTCTCTCTACCTACTACAAAATCTTCGAGTTTAAAGTATGGTATGCTTACTTTACTGGTTGTGTTTCCATTCGTAGTCGCCGTAATCGCAGTCGCTTCCTTCGCAATGATTCGAACGATATTATCCAAACTTCCATATAACGCATTCACCATGGGTCTAGGTGTGTACAATCCAGCACTTAACTCTAGCACGCAACAATATAATCCAGGTTCAGTGGAAGCCACTGCTATATCCAATGCAAGCCCACATCGCGCCGGCAGCGGCGAGACGGTCGCACAGTACTTAGGGAAGTATCATCCAGTAAAGTAATTTTGTCAAGGAATGAATAAAAAAATACAAATAGTATATTTTTATTCGCTGTAATATCTCGCACTAGAACGCGTCGTTGTCTGGAGGGGGTTCATATACAATCTCTACACCAATCCATCCAGATCTTCCATGTTTTTCATACTTGTTATTGAGATACTCACAAAGCTCCGATATCTTGGGCGCTTTGGACGATTGAGACATCTCATACCAACTCTGCCAGGTCTGAGATAAAGCCTCACGTGTAATGGTTCCGCTTTCAGATGCAACGATCCTCTCCTCTACAAACTGTCCGATTATATCCTGTCTCAATCGATATTTGCTTGTCTCATTCAACACCATTGAACAGTCTTTCACTATGCCGCGGTTCTTGATACATCGGCTTACAAGAATGCTTGCAAATACCGGTGCCCATACATCTAGTTTATCAATAAGTTCTGGATCCTTTTTGAAAATATATTTACCATCTCGTTCTTTCTTTGGGAGTGCGTCGAACACGTCGGCATCTTTGAAACATGATTTGAACTCGACGATGCGCAACCGACGCCATGTGCCGTCATCATTCGATCGGATCTCAAATAATGAATTAGTACAGACTGCAAGGGAGAACATCTGATTGAAACTACTGGAGGTTTGGTATAACTCACGTGCCTGAATCTTGGCGTCACCAGTCATCTCTTTCATAGCACCTTCATTTAACACCATACCTTTAGTAGGCTCCTGGAAGATCGCATATCGGATGCTTTTGAGCGCATATAACTCGGATGAAGTACCCCCAAGCGACTGACGTTTTGAAGTGATTATACTAACAGGTGCAGTAGGATTACAATACTCTCCTAGAGACTTGGCCATGAGATCGGCGAGAAGCGATTTACCATTGCTACCGCTACCTTTGTAGATATTGAATGTCTGGTTCAGGTTGGCACCAACAAGAGTCGAGGCCAAATGTTCCCACATGTACTCACGAAGATCCTCATCTGGAAACAGTTGTGACATGAAGTTATTGATTTCTAGAACAGTCTCTGCATTCGTATCGCTCTGGAGTTCTGTTTCATTCAAGTATGGAATGGTAGTCGACTTTGAAATAAAGTCTTGAGGTCGTCCGTCGCGAAACACTCCAGTCTGCAGGTTGATCACTCCGTTACTGAAACAAAGTGTCCATTTGTCTTGATCTAAGTTGTTATTGAAATCTTTACTAAAGAAGTGTTCCGCAGCTTCCTTGGCAATCGAGTTCTTTTGTGTATTGGAGTGGCATCGAGCCATTATGCTGCTAACAGTCTTTGCATGAAGACTTGTTCTATCATAGGTATTTTTCCTTCCACCATCGTCTACGGGATTGTCTTGCGAAGTTGATAATATCTCTACCTGTTTGGCGTAAAACACCTCATACAGTTGATTTGAGATTCCGTCTGCACGCAGACGCATACCTACATCTTGTTCCCATCTGTGATCTTTGAACATGTACCAGGTCTGATTGCCTGATGTTAGACCCGAACACACGAACTGCTCACTGCAAAGACATCTTAAAACCTTGCATATTTCATGGTCACCATCGTTATCCAACGCGTTCATCACATAATGATCTAGTGATTTACTATTCACTGCATTGTAGCCAGCTCTGTTATACTCCTTTGCCCAATATCGAACGCTCCTATCTGTTTTACCGCCTTCCCGTTTGTCGATCTTATCCCATCGATCGTATAGGTCGGGAATGCATCCGTAATCGAATCCTATCTTCTTTGCACTTACCAATGCCCAGGTGATGAACATCATCTCGGAATCTGTATTCTTTAGTGCAAACGCCAACTCCATCCACATTGCATACGTGCCTTCTCCGTAAAACTTATCAGGTAGCGTAAGGGCAAACCGGTGAGTATCGCGAACGGTTGAATATTTAGAACTTTCATCCAACGTGCGCTCGATATATGCTTGCCACTCTTCGAGTTGCGCCTTGGTTGAAATACGATTTACAGGCACTAGTGTCGAAGGATCAGAGGCAGGACCAGGGGATAATTGTGCGCGTGATACAACTTTCAGGCGACTACTACTTCCTGACCTGCTCATAACACGCCCCCCTTTTTTACTGCGTTGGGATGCCTCGAGCAGACGATTTGCCTCTGGGGTAAGTTCAAACTTGGGGTGATTTCGATAACGCACTGATAATTTTTTGAATTCATTTATATCGCGATGATAAATATCAGTATTTTCGACCTCAGTACAGAACTCTCCGTCCGATTCGTCGAAAGTAACTTTGTACACACAGGTAATCTGATATGCATCATTATTAGGTTTTCTTGATCCATAGAGCGTCCAGTTCGTACAACCCTTGGATATACCTTCGTCTAAGACTGTCTTCCATGGGCAGCTCGATAATAGAGGAAGGTCTTGTATAATTTCGATATTGTTGGGATTGGTATCAAACTGTTCAAGAACCTTGTTACGGAGAATTATCTGAAGAGGACTGCTCATCTGAAGCCCAATAATGATATGTATTCCATCCTTCGTAACATCTTCATTTGATATATTCACATCGGGCTTCTCAAACACATATACCATGAAACTTTTATCAGATGCGAATGTGAACATAGTCTTCAGCACATCCAGGTAGATGGAAATGATGTCTTGAATATCTTCATCGTTATGCTGACGTTCTCTAATATCAGGATCGAATCGAAAATCAAGATCCACCGCAACTGGACCACCTTCACCTAACTGCTTCTCAGTCAAATACTCCACATCTCCCCCCTGTATTACTTCGTTGAAATAATGATGATAGAACTCATCCTCAACCTCCTCTCCTATTAGATATTTCCCCCCCTTATCCTGCGGTTTATTGCCCCCTCGATTAGGCATACGAGTATGTGTCGATTTTGCATCACCTTTGGGAATATTGTTTACTAACACCTGCGAACGGTTTTCGTGACGAAGGGTGGTTTCTTCGACAGACATTCCGTATCCGTACTATTACAATTGATTTTATAACATCCATATGGCCTAAATAGATGATTTCAATTCTGATGGTAATCATGAAAGTCGTATATAATATGAAATAATTCAAACAATATAGACGCAATATGGTGTTAAATATATACAAATGTCAGATGATTCTAAAAAAAACACCCAACCAACACAAATGATACCGAAGGACACCATAAAGCGTCTTGGTAAAGACATACGAGGAATTATTAAAAATCCATTGACGTCTAACGGTATATACTACAAACATGACGATGAAAATATGATGAGAGGATATGCTCTTATCATTGGTCCTGAAGATACGGTATATGCAGGAGGCTATTATTTTTTTGAAATAGATTACCCTATTGACTATCCATATCGACCACCCAAGATGACATTTAAGACAAATCAAGATCGCGTTCGATTTCATCCCAATATGTATGTCTCCGGCAAAGTGTGTCTCTCTATGTTAAATACTTGGCGTGGCGAACAGTGGACTTCATGTCAGACCATATCTTCCATTCTACTCACTATGTGTACGCTCTTTACCAATAACCCGTTGCTTAATGAACCTGGGGTCAGTATGTGTCACCCCGATGTAGATAAGTACAACGACATCATTCAGTATAAGAACCTCGAAATTGCGATGATGAATATCGTCGCAAAGCATAAATCTCTGTATCTCCCTATGTTCGATTTATTTCGCGACACCGTAATCGAGAAGTTTATAGAAAATCGAGAACGTATATCGAAACAAATCGTTGCCCTAGCAAATGACAACCCACCGAAATTAGTGACCACACGTATGTATTCTATGTCATATGAAATCGATTACCGGAAAATTGTTACACAATTTAATACACTGAATGCTGAAATTATGGGTGATATCGGTACCACTGCCGCCAAAATTGAATCTGTGTGATATGGGTTTAGTACCAGAACCAATTATCCCAACGTATAGTATACAACTATGAAGTTCTGCAACACTTGCGACAACATGTACTACCTCGCTATAGATCCAATTGAATGCGATAAACTAATGTATTATTGCCGCAATTGCGGCACACAGGACAGCACTGGGGTCAATGACAAATCCTCTGTTATATCTAGTGTTCAGTTATCAAATGTCGAGACAAACATGTCACGTATCGTGAATAAATACACAAAACTAGACCCAACTCTCCCTCGCATCGACCGTATTCCTTGCCCCAACGCCGAATGTGATACCAATGTCAAAAAAACACCCCGCGAAGTCATTTATATTAGGTATGACGATACAAACATCAAGTACATGTATTTGTGTTCCACGTGCGAATATGTATGGAAGGCCAATGACGCATAACCAGCGGCATAAGAATTGAATCATATAAACCTAATCCTATTTAGGTATTTTCTAGTATCATACTATATGATGAATAGCCCATCTAACACATCTAGCAATGTCCCTGTTGAAAAGATTCGATTAATCGGAGACGACGAAGAAGACCCTCAGATTGAAGAAGATGATGGAGACAACTCAATAGGAACAGCAGGCGAAGAAGAGGTGGAAGATGAGGAAGACAACGACATTGAAGACGATATAATTGACGACGATGATGACCTAAATAGTGTCGATGCGGACGAAATCGATACAGACTTGCCCATTGGGAATACGTCTATCGCCAGAGCCGTAACCAAATCTGGGACTGGAAGAGTTATTGGAATACAACCCCTGGGGGTAGCAGTTCCCCCACAATTCCTTGACGCAGCCAACGCTGCTGGCGGAGACGAGACTGACGACGATATTGATACTGCGAATATGAGTGGAAATGTAACTGGAGATGATGAGTACGATGACGATGATGATGAAGACCCAGAAACATATCTACAAAAGTTTGATCTTGATGTGAACAAAGACCTACTTCTGTCACATCATCCGACACAGTTTCATAAAAACGACAGCGAGATATCGGTATTGTGCCAATTGACACGAAACGCGTCTAATAATGTCATTGATCCTCTACATAAAACCACTCCATTCTTAACAAAATATGAAAAAACCCGAGTAATTGGTCAACGTGCAAAACAAATTAACAGCGGATCAAAACCATATATAGTTGTTCCGGATCATATTCTTGACGGATACATCATCGCACAGATGGAATTGGCGCAGAAACGCATCCCGTTCATTATTGAACGACCCATTCATGGCGGAGGCTGCGAATACTGGCGCGTGCGCGATTTAGAAATATTGTAAATAATTAATCACCTCAAATATATTGTTTTTGTTGTGATATATCATAAGACATGTCTCAAACTCAAGAACGATTACAAGACGAGTTTATTGACGAATTTAATAAATCTCTTGGCGAAAAATCAAAACCATCCATTAGACTTCCTCCTCAGCCAGATATGAATAAAGTGCTAGAAGACTTGAAAAAACAAGGCGATGGATGGGGTGACACTCTATGGAAGAAGGGAGGCAGAAAATCACGTTCGGCGCGTAAGAAACGCAGAAAGACGAAAAAACGAACGCATAAAAAGAGAAAGACAAAAAGGTCAAAGAAACGACGCGCAACACGCAGCGCATAAGGTACGGTTAATACTCACAACAACATGATATTATTGTTGTTGTGATACATACTTATATACACCTTTGAATATTTAAAATGGGATGATTATATATACTATATGATGGATATTGATTTTTATTATGTAAGCAACAGAACATTGGATAATGGTCTAAAACGAAATATAATCAACATCAATCCACACATTTTACATGATTATGAGGTA